TTACGCTTTCTGATTCCTTTACTTGTGTGTAGATCTACTCGTACCCAGCCTGCTTTGTTCAAGAGGCTGAGGTGCCGTTTTAGTGTACGGATACTACACCCCTGTTCTTCTGCTAAGGTCTCATTGGTAGCATAGCAATACCCTTTCTTCTTAGACATAAACTCAATTAGTGTATACAAGTTTGCGATTGTATGGTTACAAGTCCTGCCGTCTGCTAGATACGCGTTTATGAGTGGTGCATATGTCGTTCGGTAAAACCTGATGTATTTGTTGTTGTTGCTCTCCATTAGTTTGATCTTTCCAGAAACGAAAACCGCCTACCGAATTGGGTTTGTATCGATAAGCGGTAAGCGGTTTACGTTCCTAACCCAATTATTGTTTATCGATACTGCCCTTAGTATAGCGCACTAAAACAATTAAATCAATACCTTTTTCTTATCTTTCTATAAAACCGCCAGCTTGCTGGCACGCTCCCGCGCAGGGAGCGTAATAGGAATATTTTGTGCAAAAGTCGATTTTTGCGAGAGAACTTATTGATAAACTTTAAATAATGTCCTACTTGTATCTTACTTATGTGGGCCACAGATGGCCCTATAAATGGACAAAATGGCCCTATAGACCGCTATCTAGTGGACAAAATGGCCCTATAGGCGGGCCACGGATGGCCCTATAGACTTTCTGTAGAATCTCCTAAAAACCTCTTGCTTTTGCTTGTCGTATGAGCTACAATAGAAACATAAGCAAAGAGAGGAGAATTTGCATGACACAGCAAGAAATAACAAAACGTGACGAAAAGAGGGCTATGCAGCTTGCGCTGAAGAACCAATACGAGCCAGTCGTCCCACTCGCTAAGGGAATGATCAGCAACGCTGAGAATGAGAAGCAGACGCTGAGCTTAATCGCCACCCTGCACAAAAGCGTCCTAGGCCTCACCAAGACGGGCGAGATGCGTCCAATCGGTGACTTGCGGGTATTTATGGCTATAGCCAATCAATACGGCCTAAACCCGTTTAAAAAGGAAATTTATGCTACATACATTTGGGACTCAAACCGGCGAGGCGAGGAGCTTATGCCAATCGTGAGTATCCACGGCTTGCGTAAGCTGGCACGGAAGGGTGGTGTATACACTCACACAGGCGCAGCAGAAGTTAAGAAAGATGGAGATAAGCTCCTGAGTGTTACAGTGCCTGTGTTCGGCCGTTGGGACAACACGAGCACGCCAATCGAGGTAACACGCTACACAGCTTACTACGACGAGTTTGTACGCACTAACCGCGAAGGGCAGCCAATGAGCAACTGGAGAACAATGCCTATCGTGATGCTTACCAAATGTGCTGAGGCTAACGCACTGCGCGCAGGCTTTGATATTGCAGGCATCTACGTAGAGGAGGAACTAACCGCTAACGCTAACAACGGAGAGGAGAGCGACGATGAGTAGAGTTAATCACCTGTCATACTCAGCAATTGTAACGTTCTTGAATAACCAGGTTGAATTTCAGAAGCGCTACATAGCAAAGATCTACGACAACCCTAAAACACCATCACTAGTAGTCGGTACGAGCTTTCACAAGGCTATGGAGACCTTCTACGGTAAGGACGGCGGGAACGTGCAGGCTGCTATTGAGGCAGGCCTAGAGGAGATGAGCTACGTCAGCGACTCCGAGATTGACTTTGGCAAGACGGGTAGCCGTGAAAAGATGATGCAAGACTACACCCGACTCGTGAACAAATACTTTGAGGAAGCGCCCCACTACGACGAAGTAGTAGACGTTGAGAAGCGACTCGAGGCTAGCATCGCTAACGTGCCTATGGTTGGTGTGATCGACATGGTGGTACGCGACAACGGCCTGCGGCTCATCGATTACAAGACAGTCACAGCTTACAGCCCAGATGATGAGGAGAGTTACAAGTACCTTATGCAGGCATATATCTACCTCGTATTAGCAGAAGCGGAATATAATCAGGAAGTAACAGAGGTAGTGTTTAAAGAAATAAAGAAAACGATTAACCGAGATGGTTCGCCGCAATGCCGTGACGTTGCTTTTGATCGCCAATCTGTCCTTGCTTTCGCACCTATCGCAAAGAAAATCATCACAAACGTATTTGAATATGTAAACGATGACCGGTCGAAGTTCTTCCCCAATATGAACGATCGGATGAACGGCGCGAACAGTATGGACATTATCGCTAACCAGCAAGAGGGCTTTGATGCCGCCAAGATCAAACGACAAGTACGAGTGGCTGATACTTTCGAGCAGCAAAACGTTGTCATTGATGACGGAACAGGTACAGACGAGGAGAAAATCCTCCGTAAGCTTATCGAGTTTGGTATTGGTGGTAAGATGGGCGAGACATACGTCGGGCCACAGGTGATCAAATACACGATGCAGCCTAACCGCGGCGTAAGCATGAAGCGCATCGCAGATAAGGCCAGCGACCTTGCTATCGCCCTCGAGAGCGAGTCTGTACGTATCGAAGCCCCTATTGCGGGTACAAACCTTGTAGGTATTGAAATACCAAATAAAGATCGTAAAGTCGTTCCTCTCACAGATGAGTACCTTAAGCCTGGCACGTTCAAGTTCCCTATCGGCATGGACGCTTTCGGAAAGGTTCACTACTGCGACGTTGTGAAGACTCCTCACCTCCTTATTGCCGGCCAGACTGGTGCAGGTAAATCTGTTATGATCAACGTGATCCTAGACTGCCTCACGAAGCAGCTCACACCAGAGCAGATGAAGCTTGTATTGATTGACCCTAAGGAGGTTGAGCTTGCGATGTATGAGGGTGATGAGCACCTAGATGGTGATATTATTACCAGCCCCAAAGAAGCATCGGACAAGTTCCACGCTCTCGTAGCCGAGATGGGCCGACGATACAAGGAGCTGCGCAAGCAGAGAGTACGTGACATTGCAGACTATGAAGGTAAGATGCCACGTATCATCGTAGTAGTTGACGAGTTTGCAGACCTAATGATGACGAGCAAGAAAAACCCACTGTCTAACATCGATTACGAAGGGCTCAAGGACGCAATCCTGGACGAGGTAACACTCACTGGCGGTAATCTTACCAAGGCAGCCCTCAAAGCCGCTGTGAAGCGTGTGAACGAGAATAATCCACCTTCTGCAGAAGAGTCTATAATTAGGTTAGCACAGAAAGCACGAGCTGTTGGTATCCATCTCATCCTTGCAACGCAGCGGCCATCAGCTGATGTTGTCACAGGCCTCATCAAGGCGAACATCCCGACCAAGATCGCTTTCAGCGTCACAAACTCAATCAACAGCAAGATTATCCTTGATGATGTAGGGGCTGAGTCTCTCACCGGCAAGGGTGACTTGCTTTACAGCGACCCAACAGCAAAATCGTTACAGCGCCTACAGGGCCTGTATATCTAGAAAGGAGAATAAACATGGCACGTACAGTAAATGATATGTTCAAGGCAGAAAAGATCAAATGGCTAGAGGAAGCGCGGGCTACAGCTCGCCGCCTCCTCAAGACACAGCAATATGTGACAATCGAGGACGTCCTCAAGAAAAAGCCACTGCCGAAGTTTCTCCACCACAATACTATCGGTGGGGTGTTCCGCACGCTAGATTTTGAGTGTGTTGGATGGGGACGAAGTACACGGCTAGAGATGAATGGCCGGTATATCAGGCGGTGGAAACTACGAGATAAATAAAGTTGAGTAAAAGCATTGACTTTAGCTAATGCTTGCGTTAGAATAGAAACATAAACAAAAGAGAGGAGAAACTCATGGAACAACAAAATAATAACAATAATATAGCCATAGCCGTAGTGGCCCTTGCGCGAGTCGTGTACGTCATAATTCTCGGCTCGCTCACGAGTTGGCTATTGGGCACGAAAGGGTTCGACCACGGTTTCTGGTGGGGCGCACTATCTGTGATTATGATAATATGGACGGCGAGCAAGACAGTCAAGACAGTTTCGTTCATAACACTAGCCCTAACATTAAAGGATGACTAGTATGGCTTCGCTGAAACAGCAGATCGTAGAGGTGTTAGACAAGTCAACCAATAACGGGATGAAGGCTAAGGAGATTATAGGCCTTATCCAGATGGGGATTATCCAAGCGCAGTACGATATGTGGGAAGAGCAACGCAAGAACCGAGACACCCCACCAACTACTGCTACAGACTGGGCGGTCGCAATGATAGAAAATAAACTATTTGGAAGGTTAGACGATGGAGAGTGATCTGGACGAAGCCAAGGCTTTTTGTGCAGGAATGAACATGACAAACATTAACGACGATGAAGGGAATTTTCCAGATGCACAATGAGTGGAGAGGCAGCGCACTGTGCGCGCAGACAGACCCCGAGGTGTTTTTCCCACAAAACAAAGCATACGTAGATGACTACAATGGGTACGACAACTATAAAATCGCACGTAAGATTTGTGCAGAGTGTCCAGTTAAGGGCGATTGCTTAGCTGATGCGCTGATGACTGGCGACGTAGAGCACGGTATGCGCGGCGGGCTAACACCACGTGAGCGTATGGGCATCTTAGCAACGAAGGTAGCTGCTTGTGAGGAGGTGTAATGCTACTAACTAAATACAAAGTACAAGAGCTAGTTGAGAACGCCAAGATCGATCTAGACGAACTTTCACAAAACGTTGGAGTATTTCTAGAGGACGGCATTGATGATGATGGAATCACACTTGTATATGCCGCTATCGATATGCTAAAGGAAAAAATTATAGACGAGGTTGGGCGGCTATCATGAAGCAAAGAGAATTGAAGGAAGCCGTTGAAATGCTCAACTACAGAATAGACATTCTAATACCAGTAGAGACGCGTGTATACTCCAATATACATGATGGCTCCATCTTAATCGATGAAGTAAACGGTGGCTATAAAGTGTACGGCGGTGATAAGATGCTTGATATAATCAAAGACACCGTACTAGAGCTAGTAAAGATATACAACAACACGCCACTAGATCGCCGAGAGGCGATGAACGGCACAAAAATAGTAGATTATTACAAAAAGAAAGGAGAATAATGAACTACAACACACCAAAACTGGGTCAAGAAACAAACGACAAATGGGCGCAGTTTGACACATTGAGCGATCACTTGCGCGGACACTGTAAACACGAAACGGAGGAAAGTATGACAGAATACAAGAAACATATCGGCCAAGGTAATGATATGATGATCGACAACCTGGCGTTGCCACGAGAAGCAATGAAGGGCTACAACCCGGAGCCGCACGAGGACTTTGACACAGTAGAGGCTGAGCCAGTCCAAGACACGCTGTTTGAGATGCAGGAGGTTGTAGACGGCCTACCTGAGCAAGAGCTACAATCCTACAAAGATCAGATGCTTTCAGAGATTAGCGACCGTGAAGCAATTGTAGATGCTATCAACCGCCGGCTTGATAGTGTGCAAGCTAAGCAATATACGGGCGGCGTGCGTAGCGCCATCACTAAGCAGGTGAAGATGTAATAAAATAAAGGAGAATAGTATGATACTAAATGAATTTCGAGACGCAATACAAAAATACGGCTTCAAGGTGTGGCAAAACGACGATCAGATAACAGTTGACCATGACGGCCATGTCTATGCCCATATTGATCTGTCTAAGGAGGCGTTTGCACGTATTAATACGGAAAAGTTAGAAGATATAGACCCAGATAAGCGAAAGGCTCTCTTGTCCGTAGTAGCTGAGTTTGCAACAACGCCTGCCGACAGACGGTACGAGAAGGTCATAGCAAGGCACAATACCAACATGTATATACGAGAAGTTGAATGTTGGAACACTGGCATGAATATCGTCTTTACGTGTGATAAAGAAAAAGCAGACCAATATATCACATGTGGCGAAAGGAAAATCCTTGACAGATTATTTGGCAAAGCAGTGTCGTACGAAGAAATTTACAGCGGAAAATAGGAATTAAATATGAAACCAAGCAAATACGACAAACGTCTCACACACGGCGATGACTACTACAAGAAAATTGGTAAGCTAGGTGGGTCTGCTAAGGTAAAGAAGGGATTTGGCAAGAACCCGCAACTAGCATCTATCGCTGGCAAAAAGGGTGGACGCGCTACACCGTACGCAGAGCTGTCCTTTGCGGCAGCGGACAATATCCAGCGGGTGCTCCTTAAAAACGAGAAGTTCGACGTAAAAGAGGAAAAGAGCCGTTACGAGATTACCATGAATGGCTCGGTTCTATCGATCATTCCACGCTATAACGGCCGTATCAAGAAAGCTGTGCCACGAGATGACCTATCTGGTCGAGTAATGGCTACGAAAGATATGGCTGTCCTAGAGACGCTCAAGGTCATGATTGTAGAAGGTATGTACCGTGGCGAGAGCTAGAACCGCAAAAGAGTCCACCATCCACCAGATGGTGGTGGACTATTTAAAGATACAGTACCCTGGCGTCATATTCCGCACAGACTTTAGCGCAGGCGTTAAGATGACTATGGGACAAGCTATCAAACACAAAGCGCTACAAGAGGGCAGAGGCTACCCAGATCTATTTATCGCTGAGCCGGCACAACTAGCAGGCGATTGGTATCACGGGCTATACCTCGAGCTGAAGCGTGAAGGGGTACGCCTCATAAAAAAAGATGGCAGCTGGGCAAACGAACACTTTGCAGAGCAACACGCCTATATGAAGCGCCTGAGCGAACGCGGCTATCGATGTACATTTGCGGTAGGGTTCGACGACGCAAAAGACCAAATAGACAAATATATGAATATGACAGACTTTAAAGAAAGACGAAAACAAATACCAAACGATCAAATTTTTTAGAACAATAGCAGAAAGAATAGGGGGGGCGAATCGCCCTCTCTTTATGTTAAGATTAGGTTAGTATAATTTTAATACAATAGGAGACAATTATGCTAGTAAATTACGGCATGGCAGTAGCTGAATCACAGTTTACCACGACTCCAGACAAGCGTGGTGTGATCGGCCAAATTGCGTTCACAGACACGGGGCGACAGTTCCGTTATTGTAAGTCGGCGGACACCGACGCTCAGCCATATTGGACTGGGATGAAGAACGACGCCACAAACAAAAACAGCGGCTTGGCAGCCGACGCTAAGACGGGAGACACCGTTATCCAGCTGAAACAAGGTCACCAGACTGACGGTTGGCAGGATGGCACCATCCTCATCAACAACAAGCAGCTCCTTGAATTTGTCCAGGTTTCAGGTGACTATGTTTACCTGCGTGACCAAATTCTCGAGGACGTAGCAGCCAACACTGGCTGCCAGGTTCGCCCTAACGACTACGATAACCTCAAGAAGGTTACGGCTGGCGCTAAGGTTTACACTCGTAGTGCAGTTCCAGCTGGTCACTATTTCTGGTGCGAAGTGTAGCATTCTACACCACCCAACCCAAGAGAGAGGCTCCGGCCTCTTTTTTGGTTTCTACCCTAATGCTATAATGGATACACAAGCAATAACTAAATAGGAGCACAACAATGAGCACACAGTTACATGTCATGCCAGGGTTTTGCCTGGTAGAGGTAACTAATAAATATGGCTCGAGTCTGTCTATCTCACAAGGGGATCATGGCAGCCACACGAGCGGAACGCTGAAGGCTGTGTACATTCACCCAGACGGTGTGGCCACAGATAAAGAGGAGACACTCTCGAAATTCCTTGGCAACAAAATATATTTTACGAAGTATAACGACAGCGAGGAGATTGAAGTAGACGGCAAGATGTTTATTTTCGTCCCTGTAGACGCTGTAAATGGGGGGTTACTGGATGCCTAAACAAACATCAGTACGTAACGTAATACGTGGCGATGAGCTACGAAAAAAGATCAGTATGGGAGTCGAGAAGGCCTTTGATGTAGCTTATTCGTCATATGGTGCAAACTCCGGCAATATTATGATTGAGCACCGTTACGGTGAGCCTCTCGTGTCTCACGATGGTATCACTAATATTGGGCGTCTCGTAGTATCAGATCCAGTAGAGAACATGGCTATTTCTCTCGTGCGCCAAGCCAGTGAAAAGACTAACCGTACGGCGGGTGATTCAACAACTCTCACTATCGTGATGACCTACCTTGTCTACAACTATTTCAAGGAGATGGCGAAGGACAAGCCACGCGCTGTACAGAAGCAAATCGAGCTAAACAAACGAGCCATCCTGAAGGCTATCAAAGAAAATAAGATTGAGGCTACAAATGAGCTGCTTTATCATGTTGCCCACACATCGTCTGGCGACTCAGCTATCGGTAGTTTAGTGTTGGACGCCATCAAGGACGCTGGTGCTAATGGGGCCGTAACAGTGGTAGAAACGCCTGAAAATAAGATTGAGAGCAAAACCGTCCAAGGTTTTACATTCAAGAAAGGTATGACGTCGATCGCTTTCGCTGATGATATTCAATCTATTCAGACAGTATACGATGACCCGTTTGTGATTGTTATGTCTCGTATTATCAGTAAGAATGACGACATTGTGCCCGTTATTGACGCAGTGCTTAAGGCAGGAGCTGAGAAAATAGTGCTAGTAGCAGACGTGTCTGGCCAAGCCCTAGAAACACTCGCAGCCAATAAGATGAATGGTAAACTCAATATCGTAGTAATCGAGCCGTCCAGCCAAGCACGCGAGCTATTCCTGCGGGATGTAGCGGCCTACGCCGGGACTAAGGTATTTAACTCACCTCGTGTAGCAGACTTTACCGGCGATTATGTAGGTAACGTAAAGAAGGCTCACATCACTACTACAAAAACCATCCTCTCTGGAGTTGGAGACCAGGCTAAACTAAATGAATATATAAGTGGTATTAAAGACGATTACCGTCGAGATGCACTTAACGGCAAAACTATCGAGATTAGCGTTGGCGCGGCTACGCAGGTTGAACGACAAGAGCTGAAGCTCCGCATCGAGGACGCTGTAGCAGCCACCCAGATCGCAAAGGACTACGGGGTGTTACCTGGTGGTGGTACGTTCCTACGTGATGTATACGAGCGCGACACTACCAATATGCCTAGCTACCTCACACGGCCATACACAATGCTCGTAGGTAGCATGGCTAAGGAAGCAAAAGAGGACAAGCCATACACACCAAGGGCTGGTTACGATATTTACGCTGAGACCTATCACACGGACGTTCTGAAGGCTGGTGTTGTAGATAGTGCTAAATCTATCGAGGAGGCAATCATCAACAGCCACAGCGTCGCTGCGCAGCTCCTATCGATTAATGTGGCTCTGCCATTTGAGAAGGATCAAGAATAATGGATATTGTAGCCCTTGTTATTTCAATTTGTGCCCTCTTAGTCGCTTTGCTAAATAATCGCCATGACACGGTTGTACCTACTACGGTACGCCGGGCGGGCCTCTCCTGGCTGGAGAAATACGCGGGCGCGGAGGAACAATACATAAACAAAAACAAAGACAAAAAACATAGCGGCATCATCGAAGCTGCCGACCCTGTAACAATCAACGCTCAATGGCGTGATGAGACAGGCCAAACAGAAAAAGACCCGTTAGACTTTATGAAGGACGTGAAATAGATGGGTGTGATTATAGATGGTATATATTACCGTGAAACACCAAAAGACGCATCACAGCGCGTCTCAAGCACTGTCACGGGAATAGCAGACACAAACAGCAAAGACAGACAGCGCGAGGAGTTTGCGGCCGACCTGATCCAGTCGCATAATCCAGACGGGACAGTAAACGATGACTTTATCGAATACTACCCGGAGGAAGCCAAGAAGCGTGGTCTGATATAGAAATAAACATAAACCCAAAGATAAGAGCACCCACTACAGGTGCTCTTTATATTTACCGCTCAAGTAGACAGACCATGCTCTATACCCCTGTGACCTCCACACATCGTACGCGCATTTTACGTTAGTCCCTACATCGAACGTGTCGCAATGTTCTCGTCCTGGGAGTATCCTTACCTGAAAAGCTCCTAGACTGTACCCATATACCCTATTGTTTTGTGTAAATGTTAGTGTTTGGTCACCTTTTGCACCTGTCCTACAATGGCTCTCGGCGGTAGCGATAGCAACCATAGTGTTTACGTCCCACCCGCTGTATTTCGAGGCCTCCTCACGCACGGCGTCGCATCCTGTCTTTGTTGGCTGCGCCACTATAGCTACTGGAGGCTGTTCTACTTTAACAACCGGTTTCGCTACTGGGCTTTTTCTTTTCCCGCGGTTTCGCTCGTCACAACCTTGATGGTGTTATACTTCTCAACCTGTGTGCGGCCTGTATTGAGACCAGCAGCAAAAGCTACACCAGCAGCAATCAGTGAGAGCATCACTGCAAAGATCGCTGCTGTCATGATAGCGCTTGTCTTTTTCACATAGAGTTTATCTACAGCGCGGCGAATCTCCTCATTTGCCCCAAAGATTACGTCTTGGCTTTTCTTATTAGTTTTACTTTCTTTAGCCATGCAAGTATTATCTCCTCTCTTGCTTATGTTTGCTACGTCTCTATAGTACACCATCTAGAGAATAGAGTCAACACTTTTTTGAGTTTTATTTGCAACAAGAAAACCCCACTGGCAGTGGGGCTCTTGGATAATCTATAGGTTAGACTACCGGATCTTGGTGATACCTGTGATAACACCCTGGCGGCGAGGTTGAGTACAGATAAAGTTACCCGATACAACCATTGCACCAATCTCTGCGAGCTGGTTCGTTGGATTCATGAAACCGCGGAACTGCATCCAGGTAGGCTGATCCTCGCTAATAGCGCTATCGATAGCTTCCTGCTTCTGCTTCACACGCTCAAGGCCAGGAATGGACAGGTCACGAAACTCCAGGTAGTTCTCGTTAAGGAAGAACATCTTGCCCACAGGAGCTTTGTCGTCAGCCACACATGGCTTACCACGAAAGTCGAGCGATACAAACCCAGCCGAGCCGTGCAACTCGCTAGCAGGCACAGATGTACCCATTGGAGTACCACCGCTAACACGGTTGTAGCCACGAGCAGTCATAGCGTTGTATTGGACGCTAAGCTTGTCGCCCATCAGTTCCTCGTAGAGGCTCCAAGTTGCCTTGTCGCTGAGGATCATCGTTGGGCTGTGCTTTGCGCTACCAGCAGCCGAGACAGCATCAAACTCCTTAGCCATAAGGCCGAGAGTCAAGAGGCCGTTAGCGGCGGCCGTAACATCAGCGTTGACCGAAGGCAGGGTGGCACGGGTGATACCAGCGTAAGTGGTAGATGCCGTACCGTTGTCGACAATCAAGCCAAGACCATCAAGGTCGTTACCAGCACCAGTACCGTAAAGCTGAGTACCGATGAGGTTCGCGAGGCTGTTTTGAGCTTCCTCGAGCTTTTGAGCGACCAAGCGGACAACCTGGTTGTCGTTCGATGCTTGGTTGACAGCCTTCTCAAGCTGGCTCACAACAACGCTCTGAACAACCGTAGCCGGCTCCCATTTCAGGTTCTTAACGTTGTCGGTGTTAGAAACAGCAAACTGCTCCATGTCAGTAATCGACTTACCAGTCGTGCTGTTCTTGGTTTGTGTAGGACTTTGAACCTTTGGCCCAGTCCACTTCTTGGTGTTGCTCATCACGCGAGCGGTCAAAACGTTCGAGTTGTTAACAAAGTCAACAACGCGAGGTAGAAACTCGTCCTTTGTGATGTTTTGCACTGTTTCTGAAAACTTCATTGCTTCCATCTCCTTATAGTTGTTACTAATCTGATTTTACGACACTATTCAGTGATAACCGTGGCCATTATTGGCCTAATTGTGCATATATATTCTGCAATTTCAGCTTTGCGGCCTGTGGGCTATCTGTGGTGAGCGGCAACATTGACTTGTAGCCCTGAATATCCTGGTTAGATAGAGCACCGCTGTCGCCTGCTGCACGGGCTAAGGCTACTGCTAATGCCTGCTGGTTCGCCTCATAAGCTGATGCACCCGGATTGAACATACCAAGCGTCGCGTTGTTCAAGAGGTTATTCAGGACTCCAATAGGCCCTTGCGCACCGCCAGCTTGCTTATACATAGTCTCGATGCTAGCTGCTTTCTTAGCTGCGTCAGCCTTCTTTTGGTCGTCCTTCGATGTTTTACTGCTGCTTGCTTTCTGGAGGGCGGCTAGCTGCTTCTGGTTCATCGCATCCTTCTTGTCGAGCTGCTCGAGCATCGAGGCGTAGAACTGTACAGCCTTCGGGTTGTTGTCTGCCGCTGCTGCCATGTAAGCCTGCTCGACCTGGTCACGATCTTTACCGGCGAACTTCGACGGCTGCATCAGCTGTTGCATAGCCTGTAGCTGTTGAGCTTGCTGTAATTCTTTCTGTTGAGCTTGAGCGCCTTGTGCCCCGCCGAGCTGTCCGGAATTTCCGGATAGCTGGTCAACACCTTGTTGTTGCCCACCATTCATTTGACTGAGGGCTAAGAGGCCCGCACCTGCTAGGGCCGCATTTTTAGCACCGTTAGCCAGCTTGTCACTGTTCTTAGATGCCAACTGGAGCGCACGCCCACCAGTCTGGAGAGCTTTGCCTGTAGCAGCCGCTAGAGGCTTTCCTACAACTTCCTCTGCTACCTGAGCTAGTGGGTTGTTGAACGATTGTCCACCTACACCGCCAGCGAGCGGGGCCATCTTTTGCTGCTTAGCGATTTGCCCAAGGGTGACAAACGGAGACTGCATGCTACGTAGTGTTGTGTAATCTACACCATCTCGTAGTTGCTTCACAATATCCTGCGTAAGGCGAGGTGAGAGGTTAGCCCCTACGAGTGCCTCTGATAGTTCCTGGATGTTATCCGGGTTGCTATATACATCCTTTGAGGCGGCATTAATACTCTTCTTCAAGTCTCCTGCATAGTCACGGACAATCTTGCGAGCAGCATCTGCACCTTTACCAGTCATGTCGTAGGCTTTACCCTCAAGCTCTTGTACAGCCTTATGTAGGTCGTAAATATCAGCTTCACCAATAGCTGCTGCACGATTCTCACCACGCTCCGCCAGCCGTTCTGCAATCTTGCCTTGTGGTACATCATTAGCGGTATTGATGATATTGCTGAGTGTCTTTTTCTGATGCGGCTCTAGGGCGATACTATTCTCGATAGCCTTGAGCGCTTTAGTACGAGCCTCGTCTGGAACAAGAGCACTAACCTGGGCATTTTTAAGGGCATTGTTGTTGAAGTTGGACAGAATACCCTCATTTCCGGTCATGATATTAGCCAAGTCCTCGTACTGCCCGTCAGTAAAGCCGTACTTGTCTGCGAATTTAATGGCGTCTGGTGCACGCTGTAGCACCTTCTTGTCTTTCACAGCACCAATGATCTGGTTGTTACGAAGCTTGCTACCTGAGTCCTCTACGGCCTCGCCAATAGTATTCAGCTTAGACGCTAAGGTATTATTGTCGGCCAAAGCCTTATTTGTAGCCCCTTCTACGGCATAGTTCTCTGCAATATTTGGGTTGACTGGTGCTACTTTGTCCACGCCATCAGTAAGTTGGCGAACAATGTCGTTCTTTGGCGATGCAGCAGCTTCTAAAACGTCATCGACACTCGCAACAGCCTTAGGCGCTGCAGCCTCAACTACATCGTCAGCAACGCTAGCCAACTTAGGAGCGGCAGCTTCTACCACCTCTGGCACGGCGCTGGCTACAGCCTTTGCAGCAATATCATCTGCCTCGTTCCGCATAAGGTTATTGAGTACACCACTACCAGCTGAGCGCGCAATGTCGTCGCCATAGTTAGTAGCAAGCCGGGTGACAATGTCGTCACCGTACTTAGCTGCCCCCTTAGAGAACAGTTTGTTTAATACTCCACCGAACATTAGTACATACCCCCTTGTCGTCGTTTATATAGCTCATTTAGTGTGTTAGCTTGCTCATCCTCGCCAGGAACGCCCTGTTGTGGGTTGAGAGCGCCCATGAGCTGAGAGCCTCCGTACAAAGTACCACCGCCAAGAGCCAGCTTGCCTACTGCACTTTTAGGTATAAGACTACGCAAGCCTTCCTGGTACAACGCTCGTGATGGCAAAGCATCTAACACTGCGGCAGAATCGCCTCCAGCACCGTTCACAGCTCGCGTAATAACATTTTGCCCGCGATTCTTAAGGAAGTTGCCACCTACTTTCATAGCGCCCGGTATAGCGCCTCCCATGACACCACCGAGTAATGCACCGTTTAGCGCATCATCTGTCTCACCTGTGCGAATCTTGTCTAGACCACCCATAGCAGCACCGGTAGCAGCTGAGCCAGGAATCGTGTATAGGGCCTTATTTACAGCGCCAAGCCCTTCAGCTACTTTACCGAGCTTAGCGGCCTTAGCGGCAGCGCCGATACCAGGTAAAGCGGTGAGCAGTGTCTCACCTGCGGCAGCCAGGTCACTACCTACGTCGCGATCTTTATAGTTTCCTGTAGCTAAATCGCTTACTGCACCGACTGTTTGAGCAATAGGGTTAAGAAAGGAACCAAGAAGACCGTCACCAAATACGTTGTTCTTCTGCTTCTTCTTTTGCTTTTCAAGTTCAGCGTTAGCATCACTAGCTGCTCCTTTCAGTTGTTCACTCTTGCTGTCTAGGGACGACATTTGGCTTTTCCAGGCGTCATCGAACCCTGGAGTAGTCTTACGCATATCTGCAAGCAGCCCAGCATTGGCTGGATCGTTGTAGATACCATTGAGCTGCTCCTTGTAAAAATCGTTGGCCTTCTGGTTAATTTGCTGCTGATCAGCGGCATCCTGGTATTTAGCAAGCGCCTGATCCTTTGTTTTACCGAATAACCAATCAAACATACTCTATCTCCCCCACAGTGAGCCACCACCGAATAGCGCGAGTGGCCCCCATTTAGCTACGTTCTGGAAACCTTGCGAGAGGTTACGCCCAATGTCACCAAAGTAGTTATGGTTGTTAATACGGTTATGATCAGCCTGTACACGACCAAGTCGGCTAGCTTCAGCACGAGCTGCATTTTGAGCGGCTGCCAGTTTCTCTTGCCAAGCACGAGCTGAGGCGTTAGAAGCGTCTTGTCGGTCAAGCATGTACTTCTGTAGGCCAAAGTTGGCCGCATTAGCTGCTGCCTGCCGTGCGTTAGCCTGCTGCTCTTTCCATCGCTCAAGGGCCATCTTTTGCTGGTTAAGCTCCCAGTTGTCTCGTGCACCGTAGATATTAGCAAGAGCGTTTTCATCTTGCTGGTACTGGCTGTAGGCACTGTTACGCTGCCCAAGCAACGTATTCCAGATGCCTTGTAGGATGTTTGTAGTGTCCTCTTGCGTCTTGTAGTTTCCGGCCGCAACGTTACTCACCTCATTCATCGCACGATTGACTAGTTCATTGTAATCCGTCGATGCGTTTTGGTAATTGGTGTTGAGGTAGTTCTGCGTGTTCTGCATGTTGCCAAGCTGGCCCTGTAACGCACGCTGTCTCTGAGCCTCCGTAAGGCCTGTGCCGCCATACTGCTGCCGGATGCTCTCTGGTAGCTTGTTGATGGTGGTGTTGATTTGATTCACTGCATCACGAGCAGTGGTGTAAACACCGCGAGCTTTGTTAATCTCGTCAGTGTTCATGTACTTATTGCGCGCTTGGTCGTAAATATCGCCATACGTCCGCCTGTTTTGCAGGTGTGAGTCGTAATTCGACTTTGCCTGGTCGGATTGGGCTTGGTAATTATTATAAGCCGCTTTACTGGCGTTTTTCGTACCTTGCGCGTCTGCTATTCTTGCTCCAAAGTCCATATTTAATTCTCCTTTACTCTAATTTAACACTGCTAGGCGTAGATAAGCCTGGTGTTACGAGTACTTGCGCTCCAATTCACCGAATGAGCCCTTACCAGCCATGTAATTCTGGACAACAAGCTTTTTATTAGCCTCGTCACGCATGTAACGTTCGTTGATAGCGGCCTGTTCGTTAATAAGGCGTTGCTGAGTAGTAATACCACGCCACATGTAGCTGTTATCTATAGCGTTCATACGGGCAATATGAGCTTTCTCCTCTGCCATCTGGCGTTGCTGGAACCTATATGTATCAATAGCAGACTGAACAGAGAGAAGGGTACGGTTGGCGATAGTATCCATCTTGTCCCAGGCTTTGACGTTCTGTAGGGCTGTCTGCCAGTCGTTGTAGCGTCGCCTAATACCGTCCCATATAGAGTCGTAATGCTTATTAGCCACGTCTATAGAGCGGTTAAAGGCGTCCTCAACGCGTTTCTGGTATGTATTGTTGGTTGTCATGTATGTAGCCTGGTAGCCCGCCATCTGTTGGCTGAGGCCACGTAGCTGCTGCTGCTTCGCTAGGTCTCGTTGAGCCTGTGTAATAGCTGTACCACCGAATTGCTGGCGTATAGACTCCGGCAACTTGTCTATCATTGTCTTTGTGCGGTCTACATTAGCCTTGGAAGCGTCTACATCAGCCTTGAGATTCCTAATCTCATCTGATTCCATATACTCTTTGCGCCGTCTCTCAAACTCTTCACCGTAATTGGGCACAGTAGCCGTTGCTGCATCATATGATGCTTTAGCTGCGTCTGCTTCACGCTGAGCACGGTGCCACGATTCACGTGTCTGGTCTCTATATCGTGTTGCGTCTGCTAATCGTTGCTGTAAATCCATGTCTACCTCACAAATATGTCTTCATTAGGGTTATATGGGAATATGTAAAACGTAAAGTCAAACCACGAGCCGCTCAAGTCTACCCATGTCTTGGCGAATTGGTGGTAGCCACCGCCTGGTAAGCGCTCTGAGCGGTGTTGCAGCCATGACCCAAGAGAGCCACGCACGTAAATATAGGTGTTGTCAGCAAATATCTCGAGCTTTTTAGAGCGAGTATACATATTACGTAGCCAGATAGAAGGCGACACAGGGTTATTAGGCAAAGGAAGGACAAAGTCAAACGCCCCATACGATAGAGGATTCCACAGCGCGCTACCTTCAGTTAACATAAAAGGAATATCGTACGTATAGTAACCAATTCCAGGCGCACCAGGGGTAATAACGTTATTAAAGTCTACCGTAAAATTCTGATCTGCGTTGAACCAGCGGCAATACATACGGTGGACTATGTGGGCGCGCCCCATACTCATAAAGAAAGGCTTACGTGGTTGCCCGTGTGGTATACGGACAAAATCAAAATCTTGGAATTGCGTGAGAGGTATACGATCCCAGCCGAAGGCGTACGTCCAGTTGATCTGCGGTGTATTAGGCTCACTGAATATACGAGTGTTATTGTTGATCACAACGCGTCTAGAGACGATCTGCGGTGTCTTATTAGTAATGTCTGAGCCAAAGATAGGATACTTGGAGTTAAATATCTCCTCTTTAGTAACAGGGTCGATCACTTTCAACCCATAATCTCTACTACTGTATCCTTGAGCGTTTCTCGTCATATGTATATTGTAGCACTTGACGGCGATACCATTGGTGAGCGGATAATGACAAGAGAGCGGTTAGCGTTGGGGTTTTGTGTATCATAGGTGAATTTAAAGGCCTTTTCTGCCTCGCTCATCTGTACACGTGGCGTGTTGCCAGCATTAGTCACTAACCCGTAGGATGAAACCTGCTTACCTGCTATTGTCTCTGTGTATTCCTGAAAAGCATATGGTGTAACGTCTGTCATAGCAAGAGAACTAGGTAACCAGTACGTGATAAGCCCCGCCTTATTGCCAAAATCCTTATTATTCTTAATACCAAGCACCATCTGCGACTGTAGCCGTACGTCAACACCTACGTCGTTAAAGTCAGAAGTTTCTCCCTTCTTTATAGCGCCGTAACGTGACGTTTTGATGCCGTAGTCGCGTAGAGGTGTGCCGTAATCGAACGACAGAGGTGAGGCTGTATATGGATACTCAACCTCCTCTGCTATAGGTGTAGGGCTAACAAACACCATATTCAAGTCTGAGCGTGATCCATCAGTACCGTTATAGTAGGGTGGAATGGCGTTTTTGTAGTAGATATACTCCCTGTCTGCCGTCCATACACCTGGCTGGTCGTAAAATGTGGGGTTCATAGCCATAACAAACGGCACATAACCGAGGTTATGCCTCCATCTAAAGTAGTAGATCGTAGAGAGCCCAGTGTTACGAGCCTCAAGCAACTCCCCGCCATAGTTAGCAGTTTGTAACCCGCCTGGTAGTGGCTGTCTAGCATCTATGCCAAGTGGGGCTAGTATCTTTGCTTGTAATATAGGGAATGACGAATTAAAGAGCAGCTTATTATCTGGCGCTGTCTGTGCGTCAAATCCAGGCATAGCAATCTTTACGCCGTAATCTCTACGCTCTACTCGAGCCATTAGAAAGCTCCTTGTGAATACCCAAACATAGCCACAATGCGGCCTGATCGATCCTCTGCCTTGATGAGCCCACGGAGCTGTGTGTCGCCCCGTGTCTCACCTGTGCGCACCTGGCGTGGTGTAATCTGCTGCTGCTGCGCTATATTCCCCACCACGGTGTTTTCTATTTCCTCAAACTTGGTAGTGAGCTTCGTCTCTTTAATCTGAGAAAACGACGTTTCAAGGCTAGCCGTATTAGGGTTGTATACTGAGTCTGCCATTACAGTTTCATCTCCTCCCCGAGTGTTCGAGCGTTAAGTTGTACAGATACGATCGTAGGAGGCTCTGGCGTAGCGTCTGTGGTCGTTCCATCAAAGCCAAAGGTAATCTCCTTAAACCGCTTATTTATCTCCATACGGACGCTTACGTCGCCCTCTGTAGCTGTTTTCTTACCGTATACCCATGGCTTGGCGTCAATCTTATACTTAGGGATGATTGTAGCACCCTTAGGCAGCGCACGGAACGTAACACCCATACGGAGAGCTTGCTTGTCGGCCCACGGCACACCGCCGTCGTACATGAGCGATTGATAGCTAAACTTTTTAGCTGGCTTACTATTGTTGTCTACAACAGCTAGATTATAACGTGTACCGTTCCTTGTTTGTATCTGGTAGCTAAAGTATAATGTGTCCCCAAAGTTCCAACACCCACCAAGCTCATACGTCACGTCAGAGGTATTGTAGTTCCCGCTTGCCTCTGGCATGTTGTACGAGTAGTAGAATGACTCTGGGTAGTTCTTATCTACTGCACCCCATGAATAGATGCCATGCCTCATCGTATAGAGGCTAGTTTTGCTTGGGAAGGCGAATAGCATGATACCACGTCTCACCGTCATACAGTGTGGGTAAATGTCTGTCGTGTCTCGTCGCTCTGAGTACTCGCTATGGCTGTCGTTGAGCGTACGCACTTTCGTAAGCTGCTTTGCCCCTGTATAGGCGTACATAGCGCCATCAATGATTGTGTAGGTAATATTCTGGTAAGTAAACAGGCTCTTCGGTTCACCCATTGGCGTATCGATCTTAAAGTTCAACCCATCTGCAAACCCATCCCAAAAGCCGAGCATCCCCTCTTGGAAGGATCGCCCAGGTACTGTACTTACCTTCTCGCACCCTAATACGACATACTCGTCATTACTGGTAAGTGTTGTTACCTCCATGCCGTTCTCTACAATCACACGGTGGCGGTTAAATTCAGTCTCGTCTACCTGTGTTAGGCCAGAAGGAAGCCAGTCGACTAGGTATTGATCATTACCAATAAACAGCTTACTACCACCCCAGTTGATGATTGGGTGGCTCTTACGTGTTGTACTAGTGAGCAGTGAGGCGAAGTATTGGAAGTGTAGGCCATACATTTTATCCTGCTCATACGTCTCTACACGCCAGTTCCCATCGCTAGCATACATGTGAATATGATACTCTGTACCAAAGTTAGCGTAGTCACCAACCTTAGTCTCTGGAAAGTCGAAGTAAGTGATCTGCCCCGTCTGTACCTCACTGGAATTTTTAGTAGCGTGAGCAATCTCTTTGTTCTGAGCGTCATGTACGACAAGGTGGACTTGCCCACTACCCTTAGCGTGGAATCGCACAGAGATACGTGTCATAGGTGATTGGTCAGGTAAGAAAATACAGGTGTTCTCCTCATTCTCGATAATAGAGGTAGGCAGCCCGTCGCTCTGGGCTTGACCGTTGATACTACTCCACCGGTTTGTGCCGCCACCAATCCACTTGCCATCACGATCTTTTACGAGGATCTGGGCTACTGTAGGATATGAGCTGGCCTTACCAGTAATAGTATCAATAAAAGACTGATTTGGTGACGTGGCGTTAGTGTACGCATAGATACGGTCATTCCCAGTAATGTAGATAGCGTCCTTGAGCCTCCAGTAGGTTAGGTCTCCAAACGTTCCATCAGTCCAGCCTGGGAGAAAAGCTGCAACTGTAACGTCATTGTTTACGTCAATCCTGTATAGTGTGCCGAACCTGTCGATCCCCCACCTTACGCCGTCTGGGGTTTGCGTCATATTTACAATCAAGCCGCGTATATCCCCGTCGCCTAGATTGCGAGCCCCAGGTAGTACAGATAGCCGGCTCGGGTTCTTACGCCCATCCATACACTCTGAGTCACCGTAGCTATTCTTGATACCAATCTTGCCGTCTGTGCCAAAGCCACCGTAAAACGATGTTTGGCTGATGATTGTGTCGCCTGTGTTGCCCGCTGCCATTACCAAATACTCCTTACTGGATCAGTGACCCGTTCCCGGCCCATCATACTGCTACCACCCTGGATAAAGCCAGAGCTTGTTGAGATACCGTACACCGTTTTGTACTCTTGCACCATGTTGTCAAACAATTGCTTGTACATGTTGGCGCTGTCTAGGTCTTTACGCATCAAAAAGTATTGCTGTGCGGCGTAATATACTGGCGCTTGGTGGTATTCCTCTGGGAATTGTGGGCATTGACCTATCTTGACGCGTGTCGTCGCTGTAAGGCCCTGATACGGCGTCTCAAGGCGTATTTCGCGGGCATTTACAACCTTAGCCACTTTATACCAGTTACCATCGCTGCCGTCTGTGACTTGTAGCCACCCGTTATTCTCCATACTGCGTACAAAACTATCCTGTGAGGCTGTAACTCGTGGGCTATTCTCCGTCAAAGACACGTTAGCCTCCCTATCTGCCAGCCCAAGGTCTTGCATACGAGGCTCAAACGTCACAATCATGCCACTTGGCACGTCATCTGCTGGCGTTGGAAACAATTCCATCTCTGCACCGTTCTTGATAATGAAACATTCAGGCCTTCCGCTGGATTGCCCACTTGTGATTTTGTGCCACTCCTCGAGACTGTGCACTGGAGTGATAGGATAGTAGCTATCACCGTCTTTTATACGCACGTCTACAACCCGCACCATATCCCTTGGGAAGCGATACAGTGATTTACCCTGGATTAGGTTGGTCTCGCGCTCTTGGCGCACCCAGTACCGTCTCACGGCGTTTTGGAATAGCTTTATCCCTGTGTTTATATCTGATACGGCTTTGCGCACCTCTGTGATGTTGTCCTCGTCCACGTTGATGAGGCTGATCACATCTTGTTTTAATTGCGAAAATGTCAGCATGTCTTATTCTCCTTTACTCTAATCATACACTACACGCCGCCACTCTTGCTCATCTCTCGTGGTAGATGCTGGTTTTCTCCACTGTGACGCGTCCTCTTTGCGGTTATTATGCCAAACTTGGTCATCGCTACGGTAATATTGACGGTTGCGCCATGATCCGGTAGCCTCGCTGGCGTAGGGCAGTTTGCGCCACTCGTGCTCTGTCTCACTTTGTGGGGTTTTCCATATATCAGGTACGACTTGTGCTCTCCTAAACCGTAGCATCGGAGACGTTATACGGGCTAATGCCAGCATACCCGTAGGAGATAGCTCATATCTCTCTATGTCCTTGAATGAAAGCGAGGGGGTTGTCACTGTAGCAGCAGCGCTTATAGTTCCGGTGACAATAAGAGAAGGCGGCGGAGCTGTGTATGTTATACCTGGTTTGCTTATTTTAGCTCTCGCTACCACTGTTGGCGGTAAAATATAGGTTTTACCTGGCTCTTTGTAGACGACAGACGGACTCCATATATTTACTCCGGCCCACACCTGGTTCGCCGGCAATATATATTTAGCTGTAACTGTTGGCTTCGTTATCCTTGCTTTGGCAGCTATGTTATTAGCCTCTAAATCGTAGCTGTTCGAAACCTTAATTGGCCAGACATACCCAGCATTGTAATATCCAGCATGAGTATTGGCGCTATAAGCATAGTTCTCTCTCGATATTACATGTGGCTTTGCTGGCCCCATGACAGTCTCACCGTAGTTCTCATATGACAGCCAGCCGTACTCGACAGTGCCACTATTCCACGTGTAGAGGCCGGCGGTCTGTGTTATAGCTCCAGGAATAGTGTTCGATGCAACTTCTCTCGACCACCCAGAAGGCTCTGCGTAACCGTCACTCCATACTTTGTACTTGATATTTGGCCCATTCCAGTTAGCCCGTACCCAATACCACGTGTTTTGCTGGTGGCTAAATGGAAATTCCGAACCTCGCACAGTACCGCGCTGGTTGTCATACAAAACAAACCCAGGCACTGTACCGTTACGGTATAAGCTTATAGAGTATCCGTTGGCTGTAGCCTGTGAGTTACCTGTAAAACGGAATCCAACAACACCAATAAGCCCATCACCACCAGTGTACCTAAACTTAGTTAGAATCTCACCGTTGTACCAGTTGAGGCTCTGCCCAAGTGGGGCGTAAAAGTCAGTCCCCTCGTTGTTTATACGTATTATGTCGTCTACAACTTCGACGTTGCTATTCCCTGCGTATATCTGGCGGGTAATAGAGGCTAGAGCAAGCCTCCTGTTATATACAAACGTAGCCATACGCTACCCCGCGACAACCTCAAAGTTAATCACTACATATGGTGGCAGTATATCAAATGGAACATTGTTGCCTGTTGCATTAATAGCACCACCGGCAAACGTGTTCATACCACTACCTTTGCCCGCACCTAGGTTGTTAAACCCCTGCTGGAGTCCGCCTCCAAGATATTCTGATTGCCAGGCGTTTTGTCTGTAGTTATTCGGTACCAATGCCTGCGACTTTGTGCCACCCTTCGACCCTAATCCGCCCAGTACGCCGTCGTACATAAATGGTGCCCTCCCTCTCATGTCATTGAGAGTAAAGGCATTTGAATTGACGATAACCCCGTATGCGGGGTTTCTGCGTATATGCTCTGCAAGGAGGGGGAACTCCTCGATGCGATATGCCGATCCATCCATAAACAGCCTGCCAGCTCCTGGCGTACTGTTCATAGTCATAAATATATCGCCCACCTTGAGGCTCTGCTCGTAGTAGTGGCCGATAAAGAATAACGCACCAGCTGGGAATGGTTTTGCTGAGGTGTTCTTTTGAGCCCTAACGATAGTGTATGAATCTGGCCCGGTTCGGCTTTTTACGAGTACAATCTCGCTGTTTGAGAAGGTAGGTAGCTCGTCTTTGGGGGCAATCGTCACAAAAAACGGCTCAATAGGGAATGAGTTAATGTCGCCGGACTTAAGTGTAACAGTGGTGGCTGTTGCGTTTATTGCTGAGCCTAGGAATCCAATTGATAAGTTTGACATTACGCCCACTCCTCGTTATAGCGTTTTTTGTAAATATAGCGGTAATCAGGTATTTCGTCCTTTTCGCGCCCGCCCGTTGCGACACTTGTTGGGTAATTGCCAATATCCTGCTTCATATTGTCGAACCCGAAGCTATATTCATCACCTTTGAGCTTATTGTACTTTTCAGCTAATATCAATTGCCTTGGATAGAAAAAAGCTACAGGCCTCTTAGTGAGGAACATCATACCCGTGTTGTCATCTATATCTAAGTATTCTCCACGTTTATACTCTTTTGCTGGTATAGCATAATTAAAACGCACCTTATTATAAGCTAGCATTTTATTCATACCGGCAGCCTCTTTTTCTCCCTTGATATAGTGTAAGAAAACAGCTCCGTATATACCACGCCGCGGATTATTTATAGGTATCACCGTGTCAACTCCGATGTGATCAGCAATAATAATCTCGTCTTTATATACTCTCGACCGGGTACAATATTTACCTGCTGTGGAGAACACTAGGCTCCCGAGCTCGTCAATCTCCTTTTTGTATGCTTCTATTATATCGCTAGAGTTATCCATCTCTACTGTACCTCCATACCAATAGCGGTAGCGCCAATATTAGCCGTACCGCCAAGCGACATTTGCACTGGTGTAACATCAACTACCACAGATAGTTCTTGCGCCGTCGTGTTAGCGTATATCACACACTGAGCCGTCCCAGTCTTTGCGACGGGCACATCATTCACTGCTGGTATTGTTACCTTCTTTTCTCCCGCTGTTGGAACAGTGAGGTTATACGAGCCGATGTTCTTGCTCCCCAGCGATACAGCGCTAAGCCCTGCGTAATTGGCCGGCTCGCTTGAGCACACGTGCACTACGTTCGCTCCTTTAATCCTATCTACGAAAGCCTGCCACGATTGTATTGATACTTTGTTAGCCATAGTTGTACCTCCTAGTTAACCTTATGAGCACTACCGCCCAGTTCTTTAATCATATTTTCTTTTTTCTTTAGATCCTCTTTTGTGAATAGCGCCGGCTTCTCTGTTGTAAACATAGTGTCCACCCCGAGCAACCCATACACTGTGTATACAATGAATAGATCTGGCATATTCTGCGGATTACTATAAGCCATCTCCCCTATTCTTTCTGCCACATGGCGCTCGTGCTTTGCTGATAGTGCGAGGACACGTCCATCGATCCATGACTTTTTTGGTTCAGCTGCAAACAGCTCGCCAAGACTGTCGCCCTGCTTCGATTTAACGCGCACAGAGTTGACAGTAAACTCAAGATCAAACCCGAGTATCCTCATGTCATCTATCAGCCATTCCAATAGATTAGTGTTCATTATTTTTCTCCGTTTAATTCTACCTCTCATTATACACGCCAATAATAAAAACCAGCCCACACCAAGATAGCTTGGTAGGCTGGCTCTGCACCTCTATAATAACACAACACCCCTGGCTTTTGACCAAGGGTGCTATGTATAACCACAGTAAATTAATTAATTATACTTGTACAGTCGCTCTCACGGCGTCCGGACTCCGGATCACGCTGCATAAAGCATTATACTCCTACTAGATCAAATAGGCAACAGTAATTCATCAAATTCACCTACAGTGTTTACACCAGAGAATCCAACAAACTCTTTAGATAGCAACACAGGCTGCGCACTCACGATCTTGTACTCTGTAAAGTAGACTTTGCCAGTTGGCGCGGTAATGTAGGCGTCCCCATCCTTCTCAAACGTGACCACTGTTGTCTGCCCGTTCTTAGTCACAGACATACGGTCTATATACAGTCCACGGCTTGCCCCCCGCGGTATATACCGTGGCTTTATCACTTTCTGAAAATCCTCAGGTGGGGTGATGGTTATCTCACCGTTTCTCCACTCAATCATAAGACTATCTTGCATACGCTAATATTATAACCCCCAGGATACCTAGGGGTCAATAATACAACAGCTGATTATGAGCTATTTGGTTGCGCCAGCTTTGGCAGCCACAGTCACAAGGCCAGCAGCCTGGAGACCGAAGGCGATACCTTCGTAGACAGTCTTGTCAGTAAAGACAAAGTGCCCGGTCACAAAGTAGTAGCCAATGCCTGCTGCGATAGCGAGGAACACCTTAGCGATGCCGCCCCACTCCTTCTTGTTGAACATGTCGAACAGCTTTACGATTGCTGGTACGATAAGAACGTTTAGTGCTTCCATTTTACTTCTCCTTTATTTTTTAAACAAACCTGTGATAGCGTCTAGGATCGCCTGCAAGATGCGTCGAATATCTCCAAGGATAGTTGTTGTGTCCTCGGCCTTTGGTGCTTCCTGAGGCGTCTCTGCGGCCCTCTCCTGCGGTTTCTCTGGCTCTGTCGGTGGTTCTGGATCTACGTGCTGAATCTCTGGCGTTGGTGCGTTCTTGATGCGCTGCAATTCTTTGTACTCGTCACTACGGCGTAGGTCATCTGCTACCATGCCCCAGCTCCAGCCGTTACGGATCTGATTCCGGTAATGCTCAATGCCGCCTTCATCTGCGTCGCGCTCGAGAATCTCCTTGTAAAGGCGCTGAATCTCGTTAGTCTCACTGTCGTAGGCTGCACGTAGCTCATTATTGCGTGCGTTGCGTCGCTCTGCCACAGCCTTGCCTTCTGCGCTGTTAGCCAAGTCCTCACGGATCTGATCCCAGTTCCAACCCTTGTCTATCTGAGACAGGTAGTGGCCGATAGCGTTTTCGTCTACGTTACGGTCAAGGATCTGCTGATACAAACCATTGAGATAGTTAATCTCATCAGTCCGATCACGCTGTACTATCTGGCCAGCCTTCTCACGAGCCATACGGTCGATACGGCCTAGGTCATAGTTGCCAGGGCAGCTCGTGCTCGTCCATGAGTTGTGTGGTCGGAGTGGCAAGTCGCCGTAGGTTTTGCGTAGTTCTGCCACCAGTTCAGCAATAACGTCATAGTCCTCATCACGGCACCGTGGGTCACACTCGATACCGATGCTTGTCTGGTTCCCCACCCAGTTACCTGCGTGCCAGGCAATGTTGGCAGGGTCTACAATACAGGCTACACGACGATCCGTGCCCGTAACGACATAGTGAGCACTCACCTGAGCTGCTGGATTGCATAGCCACGCTGTAACGCCCTCAAACGTCGGGTTTTGGTTGGGATCACCCCACCAGTGGATTGTGATACTGCTGATGTTGTTGCCTTGCCGGCCAGCAGTGTAGTTTGGCGAGTCATACTGCGTAATGTAGTTGTACGCCATTTATACCTCCTTAAATATTAATACAGTTACTATCACCAGCGATCTTGTATAGCCTACGGTACGCAGAGTTTGCTTCACCCTCGTACTTCCATGCTACCCATGATGTTTGGTTACCTGAATTGTCCTTGATGTTGACACATGATAGCTGTGGAGACGCACCATCTTTGCCGTCCTTACCATCTTTGCCATCAACACCATTGATGCCATTAGCTCCTGCCGCGCCTGTAGCTCCTGTGGCACCCGTAGCGCCTTTATCACCCCTACACAATCCTGCCGCACAGTATTTAGCCACAGCGGTCGCTATCTGCTCGTCTGAGGCATTCTTGCCGTTCGTACCGTTACATATACCACCTGAGCAATAAGCAGCAACAGCGCTCATTACCTGGGCGCTCGTGGGGTTATCTGAACATTTGTTGGTGAGACAGTACGTCTTGATGGCTAACGCTATCTCTGAGTTGGTTGGAGTCTTGCCATCTGCCCCATCCTTACCGTTCGAGCCTACGATAGACCCCACATTGCGCGCTTCTCCGTCTGAATATGTGAGCACTAGGTTGCCATCCTTGTCTATTTGGGCGTTAGTGATGTTTGTGACAGGTTTCTCCACCTTCGTACCGCCTGAAATAGTCACAGCCTGGCCTGGTTTGAGTGTAAATACCTTGTAAATGGTGTAGCCACTGAATATAAGGCTTAAAATCATCATGATTGATAGGATTTTTAGTAGTGTTTCTCTTTTAAACCATCGAATGACACGATTCTTTCTCATCTTAGCAGTCCTCCCCTACTGTTGGACAGCAATGCGATGACAATTGGCACAAATGAGGTGATAACTGCGCCCACAACGAGACGAAACAGCCATTTATTACGGTCTTTAGCCTCTGCTGAGTCGTCCTCAAGGTCTTTGAGGCGTGACTCTATGTCTTTTTTGTATATTTCTAACGCGTAGATAGGCACAAAGTCCTTTTCTTTGCGCAATTCATGCTTAGTGATGGCGTCATCGATAATTTCTTTTACTTGCCATTTGTTCAGCGGTTTGTCATCCATACAGTTTGTCTCTTTCAGGCGAAAACCCGCCCAGTTATTCTCCTTCTTTAGAGATTATACCCCGGGCGGGCTACAGATGGGCCTGCTATTTACTCGCTAAACCCTAGATCCTCCTCTTTGCTCTCCGCTTTAGCTTGACGCCCACGGCGAGCTGGCTTCTCTTCCTCCTTTGGAGTGGTATCCTTAGCGCCAGTCGTGTACTGAGCTGGGCCACGGTACGCCTCGTTGAGCCATTTGCTACGGGCTTGTACGTCTGCAAGCATACGAGCGCCGTCAGAACTACTGTACTGAGCGTACTCCTTCCACATGTGCTCTAATGCCATATAGGCGAGCCAGCCCTGCACTACCTTCTCCTCGCCAGCGTGGATGAGGAAGGCGCGTTGTGCACCACGGATAGTCGTGTTGGTGTACTCGTTAGGCTGGATATGCTCCTCGTCATCGATGTGCATGTATGCAAACCCTGATGGATACGGTGCGTTGTTCTTGATCACCACCATATCGTTTGGCTTGAACATGCCGTACACAATGTCACGGAACGTATCGCCGTCCACAGCCTGAGTTGTTACAGCGTTGCCAAGGATTTGATCCTCGGTTAGCCCTTGATTGATTTGATCCAGATTCATCTATTTTCTCCTTTCACCTTATAGTTGATCTGCGTAGTAATCTGCAATGTCAGTTAGACTAACATTTTTCCCAAAAGCCTTATGGTTGTACTCTGGGCGATTGGCTGATGTTGTTTTATTTGCAACACGGCTAGCGGTCTTCTCCCGTGACTTATCCTGCTTCTCACGTCGCTTGTCGTCCTCTGTCTCAAACTCTTTCGGGTTCTTAGCCTTGTAGATGAGGCCAGCGGTGTATGAGCTGATGTTCTCACCCTTGTGCTTGCGGTTGTACTCATCGCGAAAGTCAAGGATCTTGTTGACCAGCTGCACACTAGGATCGCTGTTAAATTCCTCTGTGCCCGGCTTAGCCTTGATCTTAGGCACGATACCATCGTCTTGGAGGCGATCCACGTCAGCAATAATAGCATCAAGTTCTGCTTTCTCTTGCTCTGCCTTGGTGGTCTGCTCACGATCAGAGGTGATCTTGTTCATAAGCTTCTCTGCCTTGGAGCTTTGGGCGCTCATAGCACTATAGAACTGTGCCTCTGCACGCTTGCTGGCAAACTCAAAGTCATCTGGCAGCTGCGTAGGTAACTTGACTGAAAGCTCCTCGCCATCCTTGCCCTTCACAGTAATGTAGTCAAGGCTATTGTAGATGAACTTCTCCTCTGGTGAGGACTTGTTCCAGAGTTTCTCGTCAATCTCATCTGGGCGCTCCTCCCAAGGCTGAGGCTTGTCATCCTTCTTAGGTTCTTCCTTTTTGTCTTCTGCCACCTTTAGGCCGCGACGCTCAAGCTCTTTCAAAAACTCTTCGTCAGATAAGCCTTGTGCTTTCGGCTCTTCCTCTGATTCTCCAGATTCTTTTTCGTCTGATTTATCCTCTGGAGCCTCTTCCGGCTCGTCGTCTTGCGTTTCGGTGGTGTCTTCACCCTCACCTTTCTTTTCCTCCTCTGTGGTAGGGTTATCTTGTTGTTCCTTCACCTCGTCAGTTGTTTCCTTGCCGTCTTGGTCTGCGGCTTCCGCCTTCTCGACCAACGCGTCAAAGTCCATCTCTGATAGGTCTGTGTTTGATGATGCCAATGTAAACACCTCCATTATGTTTGATATATACCTAGATTATATCTAAATGGAGGTGGTTATGTCTATAGCCCGAGGCCGGAGAGGATACCGCTTGTGCCTTGATCCTGCACGCCGCCTAGATCGCCTATAGGCTGCGCTGGCTGTTCAGGGATTGGTTGGCCTTCTACTGGTGGCCGTTGGCCTTGCATCGCTTCTGGCGGGATCTGAGATGGATCTACGGGCATTGGCGGCTGAGGCTGTGGAATTTCTGGGCTTGTAGGTATACTTGGGTCTACGAGTAACCCTTGATCGCTAGCTGCCTGGAGCTGCTCACGCTGGCTAAGGCTTAACACCTCTTGATCAATGTGGGCTAAGAGCTTCTGCTGCAACTTCGGGTTAGCCATCAGGAACTTGTCTGTCTGTAGCTGCTTATTGTGGGCTAGGATATGCTCTGGTGTCACGTCGTCACGTGGCTTAGCGTCGAAACCGTTCATGATAACTGCAAAGTCAATGTAAGCTTCCTCATCCTGAACCTCACTACGTACCTCATCCACGAGCATGTTCGGGTCAGTCTTGAACTTGACCAGGCTCTCGTAGCGCTCGCTAGAGTCCTTGAGGCCAAGATCCTTGAACAGGTTATATGGATCAATCACACCAAGCTCTGCCAGTTTCACTGCGATGTTCTCGCGTCGGCTCTTGTCCATGCTTACGGTGCTACCTGGTGATACAGCAATCACAGCGTTATCTGGGATAGTCTCACGAGATAGTTCAACGTGGATAAAGTTACCGTCAGTGTCACGGCCAGAGATTTTGTGGTTCTTGCTGTAGTACACCTTCATCATCTGAACGAGCAGCTTAAAGTAGCGATCAAGCATGTTATCAATCTCACGCACAATCTCATCCTGGCGGCCCGAGGCCTGGCTCTGCATCATCTGCGCTTCACCGAGTGTACCAACGTCACGCTTCGAGTCATCACCACGGAACTGAGACGGTGTACCAAGAATGTTGTGGATGCTGTTCTTAATGTCCTCTTTATCTTGTAGAACGTAGTTAGGTAGCAAGTGGGCTGGAATTTCACCGTAAGCATTGCTGAGAGGTTCATCCTCACGAATATCAAGCACAACAGACTGATTAGGCTTACCTGTGAGCTTCTTAGCGTCATCCTCTGAGATAGCACCGGCACGGAACACCTTGATACTGTTTGCTGTGTCTGCGTTGTCGATGATCTGGCGGCCACGACGGTTGAGGATATTTTGGAGGGGGATGGCCTGCTCGATAGGCGACGTTTGGTCAACCATGTGGCTACCGTCGTTCAAATAGTTGCAGAAGGTGTACGGCTTAGTAGGCTTGTCTGTGTAGTTACAGATGGCAACACCCTTATTGTCGTACTCGTACATAGGGCTAAGCTTCTTGTCTAAGATGAGGTTGTTGAAATACCAGGCCACACACTCACGTGGCTCACCAGTGGTAGTGTCTGTGAACCAAATCTCGTTGTAGGCTACTACAGTGCTGAGGAGTTTCTGGGTCTTACGCACAAAGCCCAGCTCCGCCATAATCTCCTTCTCTTTCTCTGGGAACTTAGACATGAGAATGTCTACGGTGTCCTCACATACCTCACAGATAAAGCGAGGCTCCTCGTCTAGCTCTGCGTTACGGTCGAGAATAACTTTCTCTGGGTTGAGCGCCTTAGCTTCAATCTCCTTGCTGAATGGGTTGTACATGAGCTTAATCACACCAACACGCTTCAAGGCCAGGTTCTTGGCTGCTACCTTGATCTTACGTGAGAGGCGCACTTTTTGGCTGTGCAGGTCTACAGCGCTTTCTAGGCGTGTAGCAAGTGTCTTGCTGGCTGGTGAGTCGTCACCTGGGGTAATCTCACACCCTGGGTCACGAGCTGAGACATAAGCTATAACGGCTTGGATACCAACGAATAGCTGGTTGTCTCGATAGTCTGCCTGGTGGTAGTAAAGCCTGTCGCTGTCTTGCTTGCCGAGGTAGTACCGCTCGTTCTGTGCTCGTACGTTGCGTAGGTTGAAACCGCTCTTGCTATTCCAGTAGGCTTCTGAGTCGTTTACCCAGTACTTGAAACGCCGTACAAGCGTAGCGTCATCTACTTCGTCGATAGATAGGGCATCACGCTCATCAATCACGCCTGTGTTGGTTGTTATGTCGTCTACCCTAGGGTCTTTGAATACTTTGTCTTGATCATGCATGCTATGTCTCCTGTTTGTCTCTATCATACAGCAAATAGAGCGTGAGAGACTAGCCTTTATGTGAGCTTATCTGTCTCTACCGCTGTTGCAATATCAATTCCAATGTCTTTTGCCTCTACTCTGCCACCTGGATTTATGGTAAATGACCGCTTGGTAAGCTTGTGGATCTTCTTCGCTTCGTTCACTAGGAAGCCATACTCACGGTTAGCTGTCATGAGCGTGTACATGAGTGAGTCTAACGCGTGGTCTACGTTGTTAGGGTCAAGCTCCTCACCGCCAGACTCTTTGGCGTAGATGATGGTTGGTAACGTGTCTATGAGGTATGAGCAGTACTTGCTAAATATTAGGCCAGGCTTGCCATCTGATTTATTAGCGAAAGCACTGTGTATCATCTGCACTGCTGCCTGCTTCCTGTCTTTCATGAGCTTATCAGCCCGTACAATGCGTGGACGCTTCTCATCTGGGGCAAGACGGGCAAATGTATCATTGAGCACCTTAGCGATAGTCTCAGAGCCTCCTAGATGGCTGTATGCGTCATGTGGTAAAGCTATCAGGTCTACTGGGTCTTTGAGATACATCTCAACAATCCTCTCACACCAGTACTCTTTAGGCTTGTGGTTGCCGTGTAGCTCGCGGTAGATGAAAGCTCTGTTCTCCTTCTCTGTGATATTGTCAAACATGGCCCAGAGCAATACACACTCATCGTTGTAACCCCAGTCCATGCCCATGACACGGTAGTTGCTGTCGAACGCTTCTTTAGTAACGCCCCACTCACTAAACTTGGTGTAGGTATGTTTACTCTGCCGAAACTCCTCAAACACAGCGCCAAACTGGATGTCCCAGTCACCAAAACGCCAGGCACGGTACAGCTCTGGATCTGAGTCCTGGAGAGAGTCGAGGTATTTCACGTAGTCTGGGTCGTTCTCGAGTAGGAATGGGTTAGAGTCAATGGTTGCTGGTATGTAAGCACGCCAGATACCTGTACGCTTGTCTATGACAATTTGCCAGTGTGTGACTTGTTTCTTGCCGTATATGTCTACCCATGGGTATTCCATCTTAAGCACTTCTGCCCTATCTGGGTCTGGTGCTACAAAACGCTTCTTTACCCAGCCCATGCCTGCGCCACCTGGGTTGGTAGTGGCAAACACTTGAGGGTATAGATCTTTATATTTGCTACGAGCTGAGCTGATGAGCTTCTCATAGCGCCCCTCGTCTGGGATCTGAGTTAGCTCCTCGATATTAATACGGCAATACTCGTGCCCCTGGTACTTTGTGTAGGCTTCTGCGTCGTGGAGATGGCCTCCAATGACACGGCCACAGCCTTTGGCTGAAAGTACCATAGGGTTGCGGCGTAACTTAGCGCCAAATGGCTGTAGGGCTGCCACAGCACGCTCCTCAAAGTCTGCAAGATCACCTGCATCCTTACGAATGACGAGCTGGCGTGCCCTGGTATCGCCAAAGCGATCGCCTATAGTAGCGATAGATACGTCTGTCTTGCCTCCACCGCGTGAACCACCGAACAATATTTCACGGAACCTTTTGTCTCGTGAGAGAGCTATTGCGAGCTGCTGAGGGCCTGGTAATGGTAACCAATAGCCCTTCTCTCGTAGATCATCATACGTTGCTTTGTTTAGAACGGGCCAATGCGACTTGCTCATCAATCCAATCCGTTGGTAGTGTTGGTATAATAAAGCCTCTCATGATAGTTTTCATATCATCGCTGGCATCTATGGATATATCCTGCTTGGCTTTGCCTTCTGTGCGGTCTGCTACCTCTTTAGCTTCGGCTAGGCCTTCAGAATCGCCCTTATAGGCACGTTTAACACGCACGAGAGCTGTCTTTTGGAATGGAGTAAGCTCATCGCCCTTTTTCTCAAATTCCTCTAGCTCTTTGAGTGTCATGCGGCCTAGTTTGTTATACCAATATGAGATGCTGGTGTCTTTCGACCAGCGGCCATCTCGTCTATTCTGTGGGTTCTCTCCAAAGCCTCCTTTGCCAGTGGGGTTGTTCTTATTCCCATTCGCCGGCATTGTGTATTTTCGCTTAGGCTTATCGACAACCTTGGGAGTCGTTGATTTAGTCATGTACTCATTATAAGCATTTACCTTATGAATAACAAGAGGAGAGGCCTCGCAAACCTCTCCTAGTGTGTGTTTTTGTGTTTGTGTCTATCTTTGTTGTACTACCCATAGCACCATAGCTATAGTAAAGAGCCAGGCAAATAGTTTAAATAGGTTATAGGCTATGTTAGTATCGTTCTCCTCTATTCTTTCTTGTTTAATGATCCTATAATCATACACTGCTTCTTTGTCTTTTAGTAGATTAGTGATAGCTGTGCCATTGTCTGATGCTGCAGTAGTGTAGATAATCCATTTGTCACTAGGGTTGTTCTTATAGAGTAGATGATAGTGGTGCATTAGAGTTTACCTCCTTTCCTAGCGAGACAGTGCCCTATCCATAAGGCGCACGTCTTTTACTGATAGTTCTTGTGTTTGGTCTGGGTCTAGTTTTAGTTTTAGGAGGTAGATTGCCTCATCCTCATTGTTTGCTTTGACGATGCGAGATAGAGTATCTGCTATACCTTTCTTACGGTAGATGATCATGTATGGTTTCATTTTAGTTATCCTCCCCTACACGCTCTACGTTGATGATACGGTAGCTGTATGGCTTGCAGCGATTACGCTCAAGGTTACGGAGTGCGACACGTGCGTTTTCTGCTACTGTCTTGTACTCTTCTTTCTGGCTTCGGCTGAGTCGCTTGTACTCGATTGTGTATAGATACATTGTTAGTTCTCCTTTTCTCGTTTAGTTAGTGGTTCGTATGCGTTCTTGAGTTGCTTGCTGTCCATTGCTAGCTCGATATTACTGAGAGCTTCATCTAGGTATTCTGTAGCGTTATCGATATAGTATTTATCGTCTATAAACTCTCGGAGGAGCTGGATGCGGTACTTCATGTCCTTCAATTCCCATGACTCCTGGTAGAGTTTCTTTCTTACCTTCCAGTTCTGCATTGCTCCTCCTAGAGATTCTTGTACTCGACTACTGATACGTCTGATGAGCCATTGCTTAGCTCTGTGACGCGGAGTAGACTTACCTTCATAAACTCGTCTGGGTCTACTGCTGCGACAGCGTAGCCAAACTCATCGAGTGCTTCATCCTCTGTGCTAATATCAGATGATTCTTGGTTGCTTTGGTATTCATACTCGCTAGTGAGTGGATCCCATACGTATACCTCTCCGAGCCGCGTAGTGGCTTCAATGGTGTAGTGTGTGTAGATTGACATTATGGCTTCTCCTCTTTGCCTTATGTTTATGTTTGTATTGTACACCCTGTGATAGAGTGATGCAATAGATTTTAGTTATTTTGTTAGGTAGAATTTACAACAGGTATAGACAAAGTTAAACCCCACCGAGGAGATGGTGGGGTAATACATGGAACACAGCTACCGAGACAGCACATTTCGTGCTTTTGTTGAGGGTTGTCTCGCGGACTTGACGGGTAGCTATTGGGTGTGCTCCATCACAGAAAGGTATTGTGTGTCCTGCATCTTAACCATGTAACAAGGAGGAACAAGATGCAGGCTATGGTTGTAGTAGTTTCGAAAGAAAGCTACACCACAACAGATCCAATGTGCTATAAGGATGATCCTTATCTACCAATCATTATACTCTTGGCGTAGCTCTTTGGCAATCTCTCGGTGTGTCTTTTTACCTGATTTAATATTGGCAAAGTCACGCTGGAGCATAGTAAGGTTACGCTCGCCTACCTCCTCTAGAAACTCTGTGACACGTCCCTCAACGTTGCAAATGTCTCCGTATAGGCGTATATCCTTTTCGATGCGCTCAATGACTACCTGGGCCTCTGGGCCTGTACTGAGGTGACGTTGGATATTCGCCATCACGAACTGCAGTGCTTCCTCTGATTCTTTTAGATCCTTTTTAGTTTTCTGTGTCTTGTATGTCATTATAGTGCTCCTCTTTGATTTGTTCTTTTAGACGGCATAGCTCGTTTGACGCGTCTGCTAAATTTTGAGTTAGATGTTTTAGTTGCTCACGTGTTTCTTTGCTGATATGTTTTAACTCCATAATCTGATACACCTCCATAGATAATCCTAGCAAGTGTAGAGATTTTTCATGCATATTCTTGTCTAGCATTTCTATTGATTCCTTAAGAGCGCTGGTCATCTTCTTTTAGCTCCTTTAATACTTTATTTTGTAGATTCCATGTGAGTCGAGATAGGCTGTGTATCTTATTGCTGATGCGTTCAATCTCTCCCCTAGTTTCTCTCGAGAGTTTAGACAATTCTGCAATCTCACGTAGTTTTGCTGATGTTGTTTTCATGCTTAATCTAGCTGTACCAATATCTATCATGATTGACTCTGCCGATCGCTCATTCTGGGTAAATTGCCGCTCTTTGAGTGTGCACCACGTGCCATCAGTGCCCATCTTTTCGTTGATTAAAACACACGACATATCATCAGGGTTTGATTTGTCTATTGCTCTTCGGTATTCCCTGAGCGCTTCCGTGTATTTGTAGTATCTATTTGTCGGTATTTCTTTAAATGTGAATAGGCTTAATGTCGGTTCCCAATATTGCCACACACCATCGCGACGTATTGCTACGACCCTATAGATTCTCTCCACTTTTCTCCTTCTCCTCTAAAATTAGCTGGATGATTCGTTCTCGTGCGTTGTAAACCATAATGTCCTCGATTACCTTTGTATCACTTTCTAAATATTGATCTGTAATATCTGCTAGCATACTAAATCCCCGTTACTAGGTAGACTAGGCCTGATAGAGCTATATATACCGAGTAGATAAAGCTGAGAAACAGTACAGACAGAAATACCGTAGTGATAAAGTCCATCCATAGCTTCCGTATGACGCTGGCCTGGCGGTATTCGTAGGTCTCGTGTAATCCTTCGATTGCTGTAGTAAACATTGTTATTCTCCTCTTTCTGCCCACCACATTGTTTTGCTGTTAGTTATTTGACTGTGCTCATCAACCAGCGTTGCCACAATGCCTTCATGTTGCGTGCCCAGCTGTTCTTGATTCGAAATGCGTACCAGTCGTGGTGCATCTGCTCGATCATGCCTTCGTTCTCCATCTGCTCAAGCTTGTATGTTACGTTGTCCATTGTTGTGTTCCTTCCTTTCCTTTGGTTATGTTTCTACTATACACCTCGTTGCTTACGATTGCAATACTTTTTTACGACTTTTTCGAGTCTTTTTTACAACGTTTAGGTGAGGGCCAACTGGTATCCATTTATCGTCTTGCCATAGGTATAGGGTTAGATCATTTTTATGACAATACATTGTGCGAAGTAAGCTTGGATTTGCTTGAATGGCTAATGATAAAACTCTCGCGCCAAGACGTTGCTCAGCGCGAGTTAATGGGCTATTCTTCATATTCTAGTGCTCCTAATGATTCAAGGTCTTCATCTGGTGTATGTGGCTTCTGGCGCACTTTTGTTTCTGCGTATATGTCTTTATCGTCTGGGTTGTCTAGGACGGCCTCGCTACTAGAGATACCAGTTACCGGTGGTAGGTTGTCCATTAGGCCTTACCCTCCACGTAGGCCTCGATGAATTGCTGGCGGGCTTCCTTGTCACCCATAAGCTTAAAGTCATGGCCACAGTGTTCTCGCCATGCTCGAGCTGCTTCAGCCTCTGGGCCTGTGCTACGATTATCTTTCTGGTCGCCCATAGCTAGGCGTTGCTCTGGCGGGAGTGCAGTATCATCCTTGACCATTTTCATGTGCTGTACAGCGCCCTTGGCAAACATTTCGGTTGTGCCGTCTGCCATCTTTACTGGCATGAGCCCGAAAAACTCTACCATACGCTTCACCTCTTGCTGTGTGTTCCCTTCGATGGTGTGTACCGTTCCATCATAAGTGGTGATTTGATATTTTGTCATAAAGCATTTTCTCCTCTCTTGCTTATGATTCTATTGTATATCTAGTCACCGTAAAAGTCAACGTTGTCGTAGTCGATTTTGCGAGCTTTTTCCTCTCGCTGTCTTTGGATCAGTTGCTCGATTTGTGCCGCCTTCATTGTAAGATCGTATGCGGTCTTTACTGTCGGTTTAAATTCGTATTGCCACTTGGGGAACATGAGCCGCATAAAGTCGAAATAGTTTACTGCTGATTCAACGCCGCGGGTGCGTACCACCTCTTTTACCCATTTACGAGCCTGGTTATGGTTTGTGATAGAGATACCAAGTGATTTAGCTGCATCGTAAAACGCTTTCTCGGCTGGGTCGTAGTTCTTGCGCGTGCTTGTCATTGGTGTAGCCAGCTCGCCATATGGGTTGGCTGCGGCAGCCTGTTGTTGGGCTGGCGCGTTATTTGATACTGTTGCTACCTCTGTTGAGACGCTATTAAGCTGCGAGTTAGCCTCGATTTGCTTTACTGGAGTACCCTGTGTTTTGCTCTCCTCTGCAGCTTCTGCGTCTGATTCAGCAATAATCTCTGCAGCAATTTCGTCTGAAAAATTTTCGTCAATGATGTTGCCGCGACGATCCATATTGCCCTGTTTGTCGTTGCGCTTCACCCATTCGTTATATTCAGCGTTTGTGAGCTTGCGCAACTCTGTTGGATCTTCTTCTGCCTCCGGTAATAGTTCCTTTACAGCAGTAACTGGAGCGATCATAGGATTTTTGTTTTCTGTTAGCTCGCCGTTCATAAGTGCCTCGAAGCGGGCAGCAGCAGCAGCGTCTCCCCTCTTACGGAGACATTGGATCTTAGCTATCTGTAACTCTCGCGGGCTTTTAAGAAAAATCTCATCGTATTCATCACGATTGTAGTTCTCTACAATATTATTGAACGTCTCCGAGGTGGCCTCATCATCGTACTGATCGTCGAGCATCTTCTTT